CTATGGAGCCGGAGGAAAGAAGGGCTCTATGAAGGGCAAGGCTAAGCCCCTCCGTAAGTTTCGTTTCAACACCGGTAAGCGCGCCTTTAAGTTCAACTCTCGCGGTTACAATTCCCGCGGGTTCCGCCACGTTCGCAGTGAAGCCACTCGCTCTGATAGGGAGTTGGCTTACGGCGAGCAGGTGAAGCTCGGGAACGTTGCCGCTAAGATCAATTCGAATATGGGCTTTCTTAAGCGCAACAATAGCACCCTTCGTTGCTTCGTTGCTCGGGATCGTTTTGTCATCTCAACTCGCCATTTCTTTTATGATTTGGAGAAAGGTGGCATCATCCCTGATGGGACGCCCTTCGTCGTTGAGATCGATGGTACTGCGACGTCAGAGTCTTTCGAGTATGATCGCCTCACTGAAGTGAAAGCGGAGGGTAGCGATGCCCTCCTGGACATTTGCAGTTATCGGCTGTCGGACGCCCCTCCGCGTCAGAATATCTTGAGCCACTTCGCCTCTGAGGCCAGCCTCAACGAAAGCTTGGAGCTTGATGACCCTATGCTGCTAACTGCGGCTGGAGATTGCATTCGGCTCGAGTATGCGTACAGGGAGGACTCTCCGGTGGAGTGGAAGATGTTCAATGATGAAGCTGCTCCTCTGATCACTGATAGCTTCTGGGCTTATGATCATCATGGGGCTGGTACCTGTGGGTCCCTCCTCGTGGATTGCACCCGTGATAAGGGGCCCATTGTCGGTATGCACGTCGGGCGCATTGCGGTCGAAGGGGCCCCTTGCGGCATGGCCATTTCCGTCACTCGCGAGCTTCTTGAGGGCCTTTGCTCTGCTAATGGCTCGGAGGTGTTTTGTGAAGGCCTGGTCCTTCCTTTTGAGGTCGAGTCTCGAGATCCCCCCATTCAACTGGGAAACAAGTTCAACTACTTGGGGGTGCTCAAGAATCAGGCTTCTGGGCTCCCGGGGAAGACCAAATTGGCTAAAAGCCTTATTTATGATTATGTTGACTCAAAAGTGGCCGCTTCTTATCAGCCGGCCTACCTTGGAGATCCTTCAGATCCTCGACGGACTACTAGCCCCGTCACCGTGGCTCTTGAGGCTCTCGCCAAAGGGGGGAACCCCGTTGGTCTTTTCCCTCACGACGACGTCGCTCTGGCGATTTTGGACATGCATGTTCAGACCGGGGCCAATGACTGGAATGGCCCCCGGCGGGCTCTGTCCTTGCATGAGGCGCTTAACCCTGGCGACAGCTTCCCTGCTCTTAAGGGATTGGACATGTCGACGTCGCCGGGTTATGGTCACCTGGAGGACCGACCTGTCGGCGAGAAAGGCAAGAAGTTTCTCTTTGCTCAAGCCGAGGACGGGCAGTGGAGCATTGCCTCTGAGAAGCTGCTTCGCCTCTACCATGAGTTGATCGCCACCGTTCGTGGTGGAAAAATGTACACTCTGGTCGCTATGTTGGCAGCTAAGGATGAGCTTCGCGCTGTGGCCCCTGCGAGCGTTGGTCCGGATGGGAAACGCGCCGAGGCAACCGTTAAGAACGCCCGGGAGATTGACGTGCTGCCGGTTGAGTACAACATTGCCCTAAAAGTTTACTTCGGAGCTTTTGTTAATTTCTACCACAGCATCCATCGGAGCACTTACTCTGGCGTGGGTATGAATATGTATTCGGAGGACTGGGATTTCCTGATCCGCCGGATGCTCACTGTTTCACCGGTTGGGTTTGATGGTGATTACTCTGGCTTCCAGGACTTCCTCACCCAGCAGTTGATGGGTGCTTTGCGTGCCCGTTTTGAGCGGTTCTACGCTCAGGGCGAACTCAACGTGGAAGATGCTTTGATCCGCGAGGGCCTACTTCGGTCTCTGATCCATCACTATGTTCTCGTCGGTCCGCATGTTATTGAGAGATTCTTCGGGAACAGCACGGGCAATTGGCTTACCGCAATCCTCAACACGGAACTCAACGCCCTTCTAACTCGCCTGTGCTGGTTGGGCATCATGAGAGCGAACAAACCGGAATACGCTACTCTGGAGGCCTTCAATCGTTGGGTCGCCGAGAAATACTGGGGTGATGATCTTATGCTGGCGGTGAATCCGAGTTTGGGGAGTATTTTTAATGCCCTGAGCGTGCAGAAGTTTTTCCGAGGTTATGGCATCAAGTTCACGCCTGCCTCCAAGGAGGAACATGCCTCCGAGAAATTAGTTTCCGTCTTGGAGCTGAGCTTCCTTAGCAACACCACCACTCGTGTGGATCATGTTCCGCCTTGCCAGTATGCGGCTAAAGTTGACCCTGCCAAAAGAGCGAAGTCCTTGTTGTATATCAAC